TTTGTTGAACCATTCTGAAAGGAAATCCTTTCAGCATCTCAGCTCGCTCAGAATCCGTCTTGTCTGGGAACAAGAATTTGAGCGCTTCTACACTGTCAACGCCAAGTTCTTGTAAGTTACGAACAACGATAGACTTCTGATTAATATCATATGCAGTATCTTCATAGACATCACCCTGGAATCTGTAGGAAACTGTACGATCCCCATCAGGAGGTAAACCGAAGACGCCACGCGGGATTTTATTTTTTTCTAAAGCCTGAGCGATCTTCGCATCAATCTCTTGCTCGAACCGCCCCATACGGTTTTGATAGCGAGCAATCGCTTCTTCTGTTTGCTCGGTCGGAGGTTTAGGGACTTTCATCCCCGTAACTTCAACAAAAGTCTCCCTAAAAACGTTCTCTTGGTGATAAATAATCATTTCCAAGAGTTTGCAGAACCCATAGGTCAAGAAACTCTTGTTTTTACGCATGGCCGTGGCCTGCGCTCGACCCATCAAGCCTTTAATTTCAGTCGCCGTGGCGCCAGCAGAGATAGAAATCTCATCCACGCCGCCTAAAGCTGTTCGAATCTCTTCGCGCAATAGCAACGCGTAGCGATTCATGTCCCCATTAACAGGGTCTGGCGTCAGAAAACCTACCCGGTCGGAAGGTTCAACGTTTGCAATAATCCGAGGGACACGCAAACCACCAAACGCCATTGAAGATCCAAATGGATCTGAAACCCGAGTCGACGGTGTATCAATTCCAGCGAATCCACTCTGACTGCTGATCGTCGGGCGGAAATTGCGATCCGCGCCAGTAGCTTCGACCAGATCACTGCGGGGACGGGAACTAACCAGCGTGGGATTGCCAAAGAACTCAATGTTCTTCGCAATGTTGCTCATCATTTGGTCATGGAGCACAATCGCTTCCATGAACTGTTCGAATTCACCCTCGCCCTCAGTGCCGCTAGCGTTTGGCTTATTTAAAACCTCCACAGCGGGAATAAACCCGAGAGTGTTTGGCCTTTTACTCTTTGGCGTAATAATCCCGCCGGGTTCAAGGTCGAAACTTAGTTCCGTGTTGGATTCGTATTCAGAAACCACGTCTGCTGTCAAAGACAGCCTGACATACCGTTTATTTTGCTCCGTGGACTCGCTAGGGAGCCCAATCATCGAGTTACGGACTTTATAGCTGTAGATAATAACGACTTCCTCTATACCGCCGTTAATATCATGGTAAACTCTGTACTGATCCTTGTTAAAAAAGTAAATTTGGTACTTTAACTTAGGATCAGGGCGAAAATAGAACAGACCGCAACCGTCAATAAGGAAGTTGCGGATAATTGCTGGAAAACGAATGTCAAGCCGATTAAGCTCGATTAAATCTTGTAAGAACTTCGTTCGAGCTTCGTATGTATCTTGATCACAGTAAAAAAACAGGCCTTTTTTGAGCATCAAAAGGATCATCTGTTGAAGATGACCCAACACAACCATAGTTGTGGACTGCTTGCTGCGATCCTGAGTGCGGGCAGCCTCAAGAATCTCACTAAAGCGGCTACGAACGCTCAGATTGTCAGCAGGCATTAGATTTAGACCCGTTTACCGTCAATTCGAAGCCGGAAGCAAGAAACTTCTGACTCGATCTATTCTAAACAGCTCAGGCGGCAAAGACTCATGAGGGTAATCAACCAAAATATGATCTGTGCGGCCTAAAGGATCTGTAGAACCTGCAGAAGCACGGTAAGAATCCATAAAATCAAGCATTTCCTGGCTATGGGCCGGTGCCACGGCGTTTGGAATGTCGTCGTAGCAGTGAGAGAAGGACTGAACCTTAGTTTTCAGTCTTTCAGCGTTCCCCATCCATGAAAAATGCCAGCCAGCATCGCAATCTCCCACAACTATGTCTTTTTCATTCCTGCGAATTTGAGAAAGCGTCTGGTCTAAGTGTTCGTGGAGAACAACTGTGCCGCAAATCCAGTTATTCGGAGCCTCGTCAGGCTTACCTTCCGGATTTACAACCCTGAGATCTGCCCGACCGTAAAACATTGGCATCGACAGACGCACGCAGCGCTCAGAATTCTGTTTCGCCAACTCAACAGCCGTCAAAAGTGCATCAGGTTTAGGAATTTCATCGACATCACTAAAGAAAAACACAGAATCCGGTGGCGTCATTCGCATACCCACCGCCAAAGCATCGCGTTGAGCGTATTCCCGCACCCACGGATTTAAGACTTCTTCTTTTGAGGGCAGTTCAACGTGCAAAACCTGAACTTTATCTTCCGGAATTCCTAGTTCACGCAAAGTTTCAACACACGTAAAGGGTTTCGGGTCCCCTTTGAACGTCCTGTTGGCGTCCGTGATGATAAAACCATCTACAACGTCCTTCAACATCTCGTAGCGAAGCTCTAAAAGCTCCTTTTCGTTGAAGTACAAGAAACAGTCGAACAGCATCAGCCGCTAAAAGCTGCCACTATGCTAATACAGAACTGATTTTCAGGCTGATTTCTTACGAGCGATGTAGGCAGAGGCCCTTCGACGCGCCTCTTTCGCTGCCGCAGTGTTTGAAACGCGTGTATTTACAGGCTTGTCCCCACGGGTGGCTTGTTTTTTCTTCTCATCAGTGGCCCGACGTTCCTCCGGACTGAGTTGAGCCCAGGCCGAGCGTGGTAAATAACGCTCTGTGCGACCTTTTTCTCTAGCTAAATCAGCCATTAGCGGATGGGACCCCCATGAACCCAGGCGTCACACGTTCTTTTCGCCGCACATTTGAACTTAAACAACTGGCAGTAACCCAAATCGCCCAGCTCTAGGACATCTTCAGGGTGGGCAGCGCGATCTTCATTAATACCTTCAACAATGCACTCTAAAATACGCGGTGATTGATCAAAAGCTGCACAGTTACAGCACCTAGCAGACATCGCATGGTCTACATCGGTGTTCCACATAGCCGCTTTTTCTTCCCAGAACCCAGGATCCGGATAGTCTGGGTTTAACGGCCCGTAGTTGAACTTATCGATAGTCCAGTTTCTGTTTTTGATATTTTCTTCAATGTCCGCCGTGGCCGTGGGGCAGCTCTCCACCATCGAAGAAACTGTTTTTTCTAAAAACAGCTTTGGCCGCAAAGAGTCAGAATCTTCCATGATTACTTCTCTTTAGATTTTTCGTACTCTTCGCGAGTCTGCCAGTCCTCACGGGACCATTTAGAGAGACGGTTACTAGAAGACTTTTTGCCTTCGTAACTGCCTCCCATATCCTTATAGTACTTTGTAGCTAACTGCATTGCTCTAGCACTATGGCCACCGAGTTTCGCCCGTGCTTTAGCCTTGGCACGAGCCCACTTTTGCGGATCTCTTTTCTTAGCGATCTCAGCCATCAGTACAGCACAAAGATGCCTTCAACATCACCGCTGATAACAGCAGTGCAGGAAAGAGGGAACAACTCATCCCCCTTCAAATTACCTGCCACAGCGACTTGACCTGGCGCATCGCTAAGTTCGACAGCAAGATAACCGCCAGCACCGCCGGTCTTCGCCTGAATAAAAATTGCTCGGCACGACGAAAACTTGATCGGAGCTTGACCGCCACTGGGAGGCACAATGCCAAACCCACTGGTGTACGGAACTTCGCCTCGGTACGGATAGATACCGCCAAACGCTCGAAGATCCATATCAGCAAGATGTTTTCATTATTCTACCGGACAATTTCATCTAGGCACTTGCAGCTCCAGGTCCCAGCGTTTGACGAGATTTCTCTCTGTATCTACGCGCTCTATTTGTGTTAAACGCTTTACACAATTCACATCGACAACCAGCCCTCTCGTAACGAGCACGAGTGCCGTGTTCAGCCAAATCAGAAGAATTGATTCTAGGCAAAAATATTCGCTCTATGGATACACCTTTACGAACTCTACTACGTAAGGTATCTGATTTTAAGTTTACAGATTCCGCAACAACTGTTACAGGAGCACCATTAACTTTTACAGTATTCCTTCTATTGTTTAAGTTTTCACGCATAGAAACCCACGCGCAATTACCGGGCTCGTACCCTTTTTCAGTGTTTAATCTTTCTAAAGTAGTGTGCTCAGGCTTTAGCCCCATATCTCTTACAAAATTATCATAAGAATCAAACCATTCAGAGCAAACGGAAATCCCTCTAGCTCCATAGTGATTATAAGAGTCGTCTTTCGGGTCAGTGCAGCGGCGGCGCATATTTCGCCAAGCGAAATAAGTTGGAGTACCTGAAGGATTTTGCCACTTAGTCTTCATGTTAAAGTCCTCACCCCCTCAGTAAACGATCATGTACTAACATAGCGTAACCTGCAATATCTACCCAGTTGTCGAGGTAATTAGCGTCACCGTTAATAATTCTGCCAATTTTATGCATAATCATTTCCAGTGCTTCTGATTGATCGGGCTCTAATGACTTTTCGCGAAGTAACAAAGCTCTCCAGACAACCTCTTTCAGCTCCTGACTTACCTCCGCGTGGCCTTTAAACGCCCCGTACCGGCTACCACGCTCGCTCAGAGTGTTTGCAAGAGCGTCAGGCTGCGTTGAACCAGTAGATTGTTCCGTCATTGTTTTTCAGGAATTTACGTAATCTGTATGCATCTTCTCTGGCGAGAACCTTGATGCAATGAATACCATCAAGAATGTAGCACACTCTGACGTGCTCGGCACCTCTAGAAAGCTTCACCTTAAAACAAACATGTCTTTATAATCCATAACTTTAACTCCGTTCCTTTGTAGTTCTGGTGCATATTTATAGTCGTTATGTTTAATTAAACTACAGCTCTTTAAGATATACTTTTCGTCTTTTTTGATTAGCGGGACGCAACGTCGATGCTCATACCCGTTAGGGACGTTTTCAAAAGCCAAACCCATCGAACTTCGATCTGCAATCGGCCAATTCCGAATCCCTATCTTCTCGTAACTTTTTTGAGGATCATAACTGTCAGAACGAATGTAACGCTCACCGTCTGCTTGATCTAAAATCATCGCTCCGTAATACGGATTAGCTGCTTGAACAAACAGACTAATCTCGTGGTCAACAACTAAAATCTTAGGAACCGTAAAACCAACGTCAGACCAAACATTAGGCGTAGTGCCCAAAAGTGAATACTCGTAATGATTATCGAACGGAACTAAACGATCTTGATACTCCTCGTACCGAACAAAACCAGGCTCAAACCCGAGTCCGTTTAGCCTTGATTTCCACGCAAACCAGTAGTTGAAATTTTCCAAGGTCAGAGTCATGTCATTTTCCTGGTAGATATAGAAGTCATGGCGCCGATTCAGAATCTCAAGCGCTAGGTCTGTTTTATGTGCCCAGGTCAAATACCAGCCTTCGTACCCAGGACTAGCGACCTTGACCTCTGTATCTAACGTAGGAAAGAGGGATAAGGATCGCTCTAAAAAGTCCAAACTGTCTTGAGAGTCATAATCGATATAGACACACACAGTAACCTTAAAAGGGAACTTAGTGTACTGATTAACTGTATCAAGCAATGTGCTTAAACGATCCAACGGGTGGTGCGCTGTGATCGCAACCCAGATCCGCTTCATGTCAGTACTCAACTGAGAAATTGCCGCGACGCTGCAGGAAGGTTATCAGCCAGGTGTACGCATCGAGTAAATCGTCATGAGACGTAGCACCCACATTTATCAGTTGCTCAAACAGCGCATCAAACTTTCTATATTTGTTAAACACCACCTTTTTGTGCTCAAGAATCCCAAGCGTTCCCCTAAAGCGAGATAGCTTGTCACCCCGGAAACCCTTCACCTCATGGATATGTAAATTGGTCAACCCGCGCTCATTGATCAGCACCCGTCGAATATCAGCAGCAAGAGAAGCCTGATAAGCAACGGATTCCACCACGAGAGTCACCGTGGAGTAAGTAGGAGCATACTGATCATCATGTTTAACCAAAATCCCCCACTCAAGCAACATGTCGCATAACAAGTCTATCTTCTCCAGATTTCCGATACTCCGGCACTGGTGAGCATCGATGATGTAGTACATATCTTTGAGCCGACCGCCCAGCACAAACGCTGTGTAGTCGCTGGTTTCATTGCGGCTGGCCGAAAGATCGATACCAACAGCAAGCGAATCAAACTCTGTAACTACCTCACCTTTTACGAGAAGCTCAGGCGAAACAATCAGATCAGATGTAAGGACGGGTTGCTGCTGATACTGGAAAGCAAACGCTACGGGGTCTAGCTCTTTCTGCTGCTGCAGATAACTAACCGACCACTGTTCGGGCCAGTAACTCACCGGATTTCCGTGACTGTCGTAGGTCAGAGCCTCCTGCGTTACCTGTTTCCAGCCCTTTGATTCAACAAACAAAGTTTTGTGAATATCAAGAGGATGGAATCGAGTTCCCAAACAGATCGATCGACCGCCTTCAAAAATAATCGGGGCGATAACCGACGACCAGTTGTTGTTCATTTCCTCCCGAATGGAAGGGTTTTTAATATCTGTACTGGATTTTATAGGGTCATCAATAATAACAAGGTGAGCACGTTTTGACGTAATTGATCCCCGCAGCCCAGCAGCTCTTAATGTAAACTCTTCATCGCCCACGCGGGGAATACCTGCGTAGTCGAAGTCAATCGACCAACCAACGTCAGACTGCATACCAGTCTTCAGCTTGACTCTTGGAAAAATTTTCTTGAACTCAACCGAGTCGATGATCTGTTTAATGATCCGACTCTTAGGAATAGCAGTGTTGATGTTGTACGAAACGTAAATAATCTGCAGCGGCATTTGAGCAGATGTATGCCTCCCAATAATCCAGGCGGTGAACAAGTTAAGCACCGTGGACTTTGCTGAACCCCTGGGGCTCAGAATATCAAGGTTTGGCCCTGCAATATCTATAAGGTACTTGTTTGAATCTCCAGTTATAAGGTGCTGGTGCCACTCCAGCATATGTTTAGCCGGGGGTTTATCAAGGACCGTACAAAACGTCTGAAAGTCATTAGCCGCTTTAGTGTATATGTTGTCTACAACGACAGGACCGGACTCCTGCGCACGGACTGCTTTTATTTGAGCAGCTCGGCGATACGCAAAAGATTCCCGGCTCGGCATATCAGTATCCTGACAGTGTTGCTATAGTAGCTCTATCCAGATTCTACAGCCGGATGGCGAAAATTCTGTGGTACGGAGACGCGTGCTCTAATACCGGATTCGGGCGAGTTACACACAGCGTACTCGATCATCTACATAAAGATCACGAAGTTACAGTTATCGGCATCAACGCCGTAGGGGATCCTCACAATTACCCCTTTAAGATCTACCCTGCTGCCACGGTGAACGCTCCTGATCGATTCGGGATTCAGCGTCTGCCGGAAATCGTATCCAAAGTACAGCCTGATGTTTTCATCGGCCTGAACGATATCTGGGTACTGAATCAAGTCTGGGAGACTGTTCACTTCCTGAAAGAACAGCACAAATTTAAGTTTTTCGCGTACTTTCCTACGGACAGCGAGGCGTACTACCCAGACATGCTCCGCAACATTGAGCACTGGGATCTTGCCACGACATTCACCGTGGGCAGCGCTGAGCGCCTTCTAGCTCACAAGATCAAACCCGAACGGATGGCAGTCCTCCCGCACGGGGTTGATAACGAACGGTTCAAACCCATGTCTCGTGATGAAGCTCGCGACAGCTTGGGTCTGCCGAAAGACAAATTCATCGTTTTCAACGGAAACCGAAACCAACCCCGCAAACGGATTGACCTGACTGTTCAGGCTTTTGCCAAGTTTGCAGTCGATAAACCAGACACCATGCTGTATCTGCACATGGGTCTAAAAGATCTGGGATGGGACATCATGCCCATGTTCCAGCGGGAAATGGAACGGTACGGCTTAGATCCGTACAATCGCTTGATCCTTACTTCAAACTCAATTTCTTATCTAGATGCGCCGCCCGACGAACTGCTGAACAGGATCTACAACGCCACGGACGTTGGACTGAACACAGCCGATGGTGAAGGTTGGGGTCTAGTCAGCTTCGAACACGCTGGTTGCCGTAAGCCTCAAGTTGTCCCTAATCACACAGTCTGCAAAGATTTGTGGGGTGGGGCAGGTATGCTTGCAGATATTGCAACTTGGGTAACGGACAAAGATCTCGGCGTGGTTCGCGGTCTTGTCAACATCGACAGTGTTGCCGACTGCCTCACAGAACTGTACAAAGATAAAGAAACGTACGAGGAAGTTGCTGACGCTTGCTACGCGTTGACGCAACGTAAAGAATACAGATGGGAGCACATCGCCAAAGGATTTTCTAAAGCAGTCACTGATCTTCTTGTTTGATTATGCAATCAACTAATCGTTTTTTCCACGCGTACTCCGGCGTGGCGCAACTGATCAAAAACGAAGAAGAAGGGATCCCAAACGTCTACCGACAGGCGGAAGCATTAGGGGGCACTTTCACAA